CCCGGTGGCCCTGGCCTGCGCCTTAGCCCAGCGAGCCATCGAGCGATACTCGGCTGGCGCTGTATCGCGAGCCCGACGCCACGGCACCGAGTTAATGTTGTTGAAGATCACGATCTGACGTTCAGCCTCCTGAGGTGGCGTCTGGCCCGGTACGCTCGCTTGAAAGGTGCTGGATGGTGCCGTGCTAGTGCTAGACTGGCCCTGCCCACCCACGACGGCAGCGCCGCCCTTCAGAAGCCCACCAAGGACGCCTAAGCCTGCCGACGCTCCGAACAATCCCGCCGCTGTGGCCTGCCCACCTGGCACCACCAAGAAGCCCGCTGCTTTCGCTGCGAACACGGCAGCGAACGAGAGCGCCACGTCACCGAGCGCGCTCAAGATCGACTTTCCGAAGTTGGAGAGCGCCTGCTCTGGCTGCGTAATCATGTCGGTGAAAATCGTGCTGAACGCTCCGCTGATCTTCTGGGCAAGCCCCAGGAACTGGTTCGCCGCGAGCTGCCCGAGCTCGGCTGTGGTGTTTCTCACCGAGTCACGGAGCGTCATGACAAACGCCCCTAGGCCAGTGCGCCGGTACTCCTCAAGCTGCACCTGCTGTCTCGTGACGTCGAGCTCCTGTTTCCTGAGGTCGACGGACGTCTTCAAAAACGTGATCTGCGCCGCCATGCGTTGGGCTTGCTGGCTGGCTGGGTTGAGCTGTCGGCGTTGTTTCTCAAGGCTAAGTCGCGTCGCCTCCTGCTCGGCAATCTGGGTTTGCAGGCTTCGCACCTGAGCCATCGCTGGTACCTCGCCGGGCTGGCCTGAAACACCCGCCTGGAGTCCTGCGATTCGTGCGCGCTGTTCGGTGAGTTGGCCTTTCCGCGTCAGTGCTTGGCGCTGCTGCTCGAGCCGGTACTGCTCCGCTGCAAGTTTGGCCTGGGCTGACTGGCTCAGAGCGATCTTGGCCTGCGTGTCGGCTCGTTGGTTCACAACTTTGCGTAGGTTGGTGGCCTCCTTGATCTGCTTCGCCAGGATCTTGCGGTCAGCGTCTGTCTGCGCCAGCTTTCGACGCGCAGTGAGTCGAGCGATCTCAATCTTGAGTAGCTCAGCTTGCGCCTCGAGATCTTTCATCGTCGCCAGGGCAGCATCACCCCGGTCCCTGACGATGAAACCGTCCAGTTGCGCGAGTTTTTCACGGTCCGTGCGTAGCTGCTCTGTGGCGCTGGCCTCGGCTTGTGCGGCCTGGACACGTTGGGACGCGAGAGACGCCCTCTCCTCCACCTTAGCGAGCTGAAGGGTGAGCTTGAGTAGCTTCTCTTGCTCCTTGGCCTCGGCCTTGACGATCTCGAGTGTGTTGAGAAGCGAGTTGATCTGGCGTGTGGCCAGATCGCTGCGCGACTTCTCGAGCACTGCAATCGTTCGGTTGATCGCTACCTCGGCCTGGCCCAGTGTCTTGCGCTTGTTGATGAGCTCGTTCTGTACCTGCTGTTCCTTGACCTGTGACTGACTCACCAGCAGGGCTGCGCGTAGGTTGTTGGTGCGCTGTTGCTCGCCTTTGATCATGTTGTCGAGGCCACCCAGCCCAGCCTCCATTGCCGACTTCACCAGGAACTGGGCTCGACGAGCGCTCTTGCTCGTAGCCTCTAGAAAGTTTGGCCCGAGCTGTGCGGTGAACTGCTTCGCAAGCTCGAGAGCCTGGGCCATGCCCGCAATAACTGGCCCGATGCCTGCCGCACCTTGTGCCGAGATCGCTGCCAATGCTGAACGCTCGAAATTTCGCAGTGCTGCTCGTGCTGCTCCCTGCCTGGCGATCTGCTCCTGCAATGCTTCGCTTTGTGCCTGTTGGCGTGCCTTGGCTTGAGCCTTGCGTCGTCGCTCTGCTGCCGCTGCTGCCCGGCCCTCTGCCGTGTACCGTTTTTTCACTGCCTCAAGCTCGGCCTCGAGCCGGTCCTCGAGAGCCTGCTGAGCTCGCTGCTGTCGCTGCTGCTCCGCTGCTGCTGCGTTTCGGAGCGTCGCGTCCAGCGCAGCCTGCCCCTTCGTGATCCGAACGTACAGTTGAGCCCAGCCCGTGGCTGACTTCTGTAGAAATCCGGTCACTGTGCTAGCCACGTCTCGGATCGGACCCTTCAAACCCTTCAGCGCGTCTGCGAAGTCCCTGATCGCTGGCATGAGATCCTTGACGATACCCTCACCGATGCTCCTGAGATCCTTCGCGATCTCGTCGAACGGGTTGGCCTTCCCGAGCTCGCCAAGGCTGCGCTCCATCGCTGCGCTGGCCCCGGTAAACTGTAGGAGCGCTTGGATACGCTGCCCCTGTCCAAGCGCTGCGCCTCCCTGTGCAGCCTGCTGGCGTAGCATCTGGTTCTGTAGCCCAGCCTGGGTCTTCACCTCGCCGGTGATTTTGGAGAGTGCGCCGAGCTCGCGTGCCGTGATCTGGCCTGTCTTCAGCCTCGCCTCGAGCGTTGCTTTCGATTCGCCCGTGACTGCGGCCAGTATGTTAACCAGGTGCGCGAATCGCTGGATCTCCTCCTGGCTCAACCCAAGCTGTGCGGCCTCTGTGGCTAGTGACAGCGCCTCAAACTGCGTCTTAACGTCGCTGAGCACGCCCTGGAGTTGGCTGGCGTCTTGTAGCGTGACGTTGAACAGTTTCGCGCTCGCCAGGGTGTCGAACTGCGTGTTGACACGGGCGACGATTGCCTGCATCGCCTTAAACGCACCGACACCCAGGGCCACTGCTGCGCCGACTTTCGCGACGGCCACAGCCGCCTTTGCAAAATTCTCCTTGGCTCGGGTGCCAGTGGCCTTGAACTCGTCCTTGAGCCCCTTGGTCTCCTTCTCGACCTTGTCGACGGCCTTGCCCACTTTCTCAACCGAGCGTTCGGCCTGGGTGGAGTCGACCACCATCGTTATCTCGAGTTGCTCACCGCTGCCGAATGTTGCCACTGTCGGGCCTCCTGTCGTTCTGCTTCTTCATGTACCAGGATTCAGCCTCGCTGCTGGCGCTCTCGATCGCCTGCATGGCTCGCTGATAGTGTAGCGTCTCGTGCCTCAGCCCGCTGCCGTTGGGCGTGATGCCGTGTCGGTAGCTACCAAACAGGGCAAGCACAGCCTGGGTCCACGGGTGTCGGAGCAGTTTGAGCGGGCACCGATTGATCACGGTGCCGCCCAGATCATACGTGAACCCCTGGCCCCAGGGCCCTGCACGACTGGGGCCTTCACAGCCCCATGCCGAGCGCAACGTCTGTGACGTTCGGCACTTCGCGCAGTCGTTACCGGGTCGCTGGATCTCCTGGACGTACGGCCAGAACGCAGCGGCCCTCAGTCGTTTCCCTCCTCCTCGCTCACCTGTGAGAGCTCCCACATCTGCTCGCCGATTTTACGCAGCGCCAGGCGTGGGAGGAGAGCGATGGCCGCTGCTGTCAGCCGAGTCAGTCCAGACGGAGCGATCTCGGTGCAGACAGACGGCCAGTCGTCCAGGTTCTCGACGTCGTCGATACATAGGCAGGCCAGCTCCACATGAGCGCGGGCCATCGCTGGCGCGATCTCAAATCGGTTGTCACTCGGGTACTCGATCCCGCCGTCGTCGTCGAGTGTTAGGCCAGCGTGTTGGAACGCCTGCGCCGACTCCTCGGGCGTGGGGTAGTGACACCACGCGATGATTGGGGCGTCTGGATCGCTGCTGTCGAAGTGGATCTGAGTGCGGCCACCGTAAAGCCGTGTAAGGTCGAAGCCTGCCATGTGTGAACCTCCTGGGGACGGGGAGTTGGGTGTTAGTGTTAGCCGCGAGCAATGCGCGCGGTAGTTGGTGTGGTGCTGGTCTGATCGTCGAAGAACTGGAACGTGGCATCCCAGTACTGGGTTGAACCAACGTCGGCCATTCCAATGGGGTCGCCGACTGTGGCCCATCCTTCAATCACGACGACAGCGCCAGCAGCGTTCCCGATCTGAAGCAGGAGTCGGGCCTTCGTGCCCGTCTTCTGCCACGTCTCGAGAGGCACCTTGTTTTTGTCACGGAACACGACTTGCAGTGTGCTGGCTCGCTCGCGCACAAAGTAGCGCACGCCGTTTGAGCAAGCGTCTCTGATCTCCTGGCGTCCGTGGCCCAGGTCGAAGCTGAAGCTGTTCAGACACATCTCGGTGGTGCCGAAGTAGGCTGACGCGACAGTGACGCCGATCGGGTTCTTCGCGAGCTGGGTGCCGTCGAGGGTCACAGCGTCTGTAACGAGCCACGTCTCACCGTCCCAGTCGACTGCGAACAGTGCGATCTCGCCGAACGTTGCTGACATGCCGATGTTCAGGACACAGCCCGCAGCCTCGATGAGCTGGTCATCCTGAAGGAACAGCATGGTGACGCTGCGGTGGCCAGTGTCGTCCGGTGTGGTGACCTCGAAGCCAAAGACTTCGTCGAGGTCGTCGGGTTCCTGGCTGGCTGCTGGTGTGACAGTGATGTTGTCGGGTGTCGATGCTGTGTCGACTGCTGTGACACGTCGCGCCTCGCCGTTACACATCACAATGTCGTTGACGCTGAAGCCCGAAGCGTCGGCTACGTCCCACCGTGTAGTGGTGCTGCTGCCGCCGCTGATCAGTGTGCCAGCGTACGAGTCTTGTGAGCCGAAGCAGGCCATGAGCTGACTGTACCGGTCGAGCGTGTAGGTGTCGCCGTTGCCCAACTCCTGTACGAGCCCCATGACCTCGACGTCGGTCGAGCCGTTGTTCAAGTTGATGCCCTTCACCGGGCTGGCCTTGTCGAGACCCAGCCGGTGGAAGTCGCGCTCGAGGTTCTCGGTGGTGGGTGCGATCGTGAAGTTGGACGCGGGCAGTGGGGCCAGTACCCAGATCACGTTACCCGACGTCATAGCCGAACTCAGCGAACTGCCGAGGGTAAATGTCGCGGTGCCGCCTGACTCCGTGAAGTCGGTGATCGTGTGGAGGTCGCCCGCTGCTGAGCCGTCGACGACGTAGAGCTGACAGCCGTTAAACAGGTCGTCAGGTGCGTTTGCCAGTGCGGCGTCGTCGCGCCCTGATCCGCCAGTGCTCACAGTCACGCTAGTGCCGCTCCCTGTGGCCACTTCAAATTTTACGTTCTTGGTGCCCTGGCTGACCTCTGGTGTGAACGCCACCAGGCTTACCGCCTTCGACACGTTGGGGAAGCTACTCGTCGTTGTCGCCATCGTCGTCTGACTCCTCGATCTCTACGGCCTCTTCGGGCTCGGGTGTTGGGGTAGGTGCCAGATCGTCGGCGGGTGCCGCTGGCTGCGTTGGTGTTGGTGCGGGCTGATCGTTCGGCCCTCGTCTGATCCTGCTCATCGCTGTTACTCCTGGTATCTGAGCTTGAAGCGCCACACCCACAGCCTCAGCCTCGGGTTGTTCGGCACGTCGACGCGCCGTGGCTCCTCGAAGTCGAAGACGAACCCGTAGGTGAGCCCGGTGTAGTGCAGGCTCTCGCGTATTGCTCGCGCCCTGGTGTCGGCTGTGATCGTGCTGGCTGTCTGGTCGTTCCCCATCAGGGTGCTGACCTCGAGTTCAACCTGGCAGTACCAGGCGTTCGCGTTCAGCGAGAGCTCGGGCCAGGGGTTGCCGACAGAGTCCACCTTCAGCTTGTAGTGGCCGTCGATGCTCGTCTTAGAGGACGCGGCCAGTGTGAACTCGCGCTTGTCGGGGTCCTCAGTCAGCGACAGCCCATCGAGTCGAGCCTTCACCTCGGTTATGGCCTGCGTCAGACTCACCGGATCAGCTCCCCAGCGCCGAACACGCCGTACTCTCGAGGATCTGGGTTGCGATCGTCGTCTCGGTTTAGACGGACGAACGACAGCGCCGTGTCGAGCGCCTGGAAGGCGAGCTCGCGATACTGCGTCGCTTTGAGCTCGTCCTCGGTGCCGACTGCCATCATGATCGCCCGGTGGATGTGGCTGACTGTCAGTAGCTCGCACGCACTGGCTAGCTGCTCCGGGTAGAGCAGATTGCCTGGGTACTCACCGAGCCGAGCGTAGAGGATGTTCCCGAGCTCGGTCCACGCGCCGTCGAGGTACGCGGCCAGCGTAGCGCCAGACGGGAGCAGGTTGGTGAGGTACGGGTAGCGGCTTGCGAAGTCACTTTCGCTGATCGGACGCCTGAAGCGCCGAAGCACCACCTCGAAGTAGAAGTCTTCGAGCCGGGTGACTGCTGAGCCATCGACAAGGGACCACACCGCGCGATACCTGCCGAGCTCGAACGACGCCTCGGGCCAGGTACGCGAGTACGACGCCAGCGAGCCCGAGACTGTCACTGCTGTAGCAGGTACTATCTCGCTGCTGCCGTCGTCGTAAATCGTGATCGTGCCGCTGGCCAGCGTGATCTCAGCGCCGGTGTCGGGGTCGACGTGCCGGATCTGAAGTGTGCTCGTTCTGTCCTGTATCGCGACTGGGATCATGGTTCACCTCACGCCAGTGGCCAGTCGAATTCAGCCGCCCAGCGACGGATCACCGGGCTTGGGTGCTGCTTCGATTTGGGGTAGAGCTGCTGTGACACCGCCTCGAGATCGCCGAGCTCCTCGTAGAGCTCGCGTGCCGCTCGGGCCTTCGCTGTCTCGCGGGGTGGTGTAGATTGGGTAGCCGCCAGTGGGTCGGCTGCGATGGGTGCGTTAGGTGCGGGCTGTTCGGCCTGCTCCTCGCTCACCTCTCGCAGTCGCCCACGCGCGGCTTCGTTCGCGGCATCCGGGCCATAACAGAGCAGCGCATGAATCGCACGATCAGCCGGTAAGAACGTGGCCTTCGTGATCGTGTCGAACTTGCGCTTGTTGCCCATGCTGCCGCGTTCCAGGTTGACTGGCTTCCCAGTCGGTTCGACACGAAACACACCACCCACACCGGGCCTGCCACGCTGAGGATCGCCCACCACGAACGAGACAAGCTCGGCCTGGTAGGGTTGGGGCAGTGCACAAATGTCAGTGGCTCGTAGCCTTGGTGACTCGGCCCACATCGCCATTATGGCCTCACGCTCCTGCTCGCCACGCATCTGGAAGAACGTGGGCCTGTCGTGAGGTCGTAGGGCGAGTAGATCGTCGAGTAAGCTGTCTAAGTGTCTCATGTCGGTTACCTCCTGGGGACGGGGAGTTTAGGGTTGTTGAGTGCGCCGTGTGGCGCGTGCTTACGCTGTGGTGTTCTTCACCTTCACGGTGAGATAGAACGTCTCGCCGCTGAGGTTGGTAGTGGCGCTGACCTCGGTGCCACCGCTAGCGTACGCGATGACCTTGTCGTTGTTGCCGTCGAACTCGCCGATGTAGCCACCTGTGGCCGACACGATGCAGTAGTCCATGTCTGCGGCAGCGACGCCGAGATCGGCTTCGATGTCGGCAGCGAAGCCACCGGTTGCGTAGCTGGCTGGGCCAGCGATAGAGCCACGGACCTCGGATCCGCCTGCTACCTGATCGCCGAGCTTGCGGCCTTTCAATACTGTGATCGCCATGATCAGTACTCCTGTAGAGATAAAGGATCACGCGTCCCTGAGGAGAGTGACAGTCCGCAGAGTGACAGTGTCACAGAGCGACTCGCGTGATCGTGTTGGGTGTGTTATCAGGTCGCGAGGTTGATGATCGCGCCGAAGTTACGGGGGTTGGCACAGACGAGCTGACAGTAGGATTTCAGGAAGAGAGCCTTGCTGTCCTTCCCGGTCTCCACCTGCTCGATGCCAACGGGAACGCCCTCGTGAAGCACTTCCTGGTCGGGGTCGACGGGCATGGTGTCCTGGGGAGTGTGATCGAGGAAGTGGAGGCTGAGATCGTCCAGATTGCAAAACCATATCTCGTCGGTGGTAGCCGACTGACTGAGCGAGGGGATGATGTAGATCGGCAGGTCCACCAGGCCGTCGACGTAGCGAGGCTCGACGCTGGTTCCGCCCATGCCACCGGGGGTGTAGCGAATGTTGGAGGAGTAGAGCGCGGTGAACTTGGGCCACTGGGTAGAGGACATCCAGATCTCGGAGTTAGGCCCAATGCCGTTGTTGTCGTAAAGCAATTTCGCGATCGTCTCGAGGTTGGAGGACGCCAGGCTTGCGCTGCTCGCGTCGTCGATCCGAGCCTGCCAGTAGGAGGAGGTCGACTGGTTGATGCCTGCGTAGGTGTTCGAGGTCGACATGAAGGCTTTCACGCCAGTGATCACCTTGCTGCTGTTCGCGGTGCCGTCGCCGCTGAGGTCCTTTTCGATCTGGCTGATCAGGGCCTTCAGCTTGGCTTGGAACTCGAAGTTGAGGGCGTTGACGTTGCCGCGAGCTGCTGCACGGGCGACGCGCACAAGGTTATCGAACTCCATGCTGATACCGTAGCGCTTCCAGGGAAGCGACGCGGTAGCGAACGAGGGAGCCACGCTGCTGGGGTAAGAGTCAGATCCGCCGTAGCTGGACGCGGTGAACGCGGTGGTGTGAACACCCCATTCTTTCGCGTAGCGGTCGCTGATGTCGTTGCTGCCGATCACGACGCGGCCTTTGGCTGCGAGCCTGCCCATGATCGAGTTCTCGGGAATGAGCTGGTTGCCTGGACCGTACTCGGTGAACGCCTTCGCAATCACAGCGCCGTACTTGTCCAGCAGGATCGCGCTCAAGTCAGTGAATGTCGTAGTTGCCATCTGGCCACTCCTGTAGTTTGCGTCCTGCTGTCAGGACAGTTAGAAACGCACGCCACGCACCGCCCGAGCGAACGCGGCTTCCGCGCTCTTCCAGTCGGTCGGCTGTGTCGTGCCGGGTGAGTTCATGTCAGTTCGTTTCACCGGTGGTGCCGGTGCTTTGGCCTCGTCGGCCTTGGGTGAGATCTTGCCGGCCTTCATGAGCGCCGTGTAAATTTTCGCCTGGGCGATCATGTCGTCGCCTGCCAGCGCCTCGACCAGTGCGCGATCGTCGTCGCCTAGCGTGTCGAGATCGGCAGTGATTCGGGCCTTCAGCGCTTCCTCGGCTGGGTGTGGCTCGCTCGCGGGCTCGGCTGTTTCAACGGGTGCGGGCTCGGGTTGCGCCGGTTGGAGTCGTTCCAGTGCTGCTGCGACTGCTGCTGTGATCCGGGCGTCCAGGTCCTCGGGTGTTGCCTCGGTGGCTTCGGTAGCTTCGGGCTGCTGGGCCTTTGTGGCCTGCTCGATAGCCTGCTCAATCGGTGTGGCCTCGACTGCGGGTGCTTCGGTAGCTTCGGGTGCTGCGGGTGCCTCGATGGCTGGGGACGTTTCCATCAGGTTCTCCTCTTTAGGGCTCGGGTGAGTGCGTCTGCCTGCACCGCTCGGAGCGTTCGCAGGTCGCGGGGTGAGACGCCAAACCAGGGCGAGATCCGCTGGTTCTGGCGGGCTTTCCTCTGGCTGGCTACGTCAGCAAATCGGATCACGACAGTGACACCAGTCTCGCTGGCGTTCAGCTCTTGGGTAAGTGAGCCCAGCATCCTGCCTGAGTAGGTGAGGTCGCGGTTGTCGACCTGTCGACCTGTCGCTGCCCGCTCGATTCGGTAGCTAGGGCTGTAGGGTGGCATCTTCTGGTCGTAGACGCCGAGCCCCTGGGCCACTCGCTGTCGCAGGTTTACGATCTGGGCCTGCCCGATCGCCTGCCCTACCTCGAGCGCGACGACGCTGAGGCGACTGTCGACGATCTGCTTGAGTTTGCTGCTGAGTGCCATTAGCCCCTCCTCGCTGCGCCCCAGGCGGCATCGTTGTAGTCGCTGGCGGTGGCCAGGGTGAGCCCCTGCTCACGCACGATCGACTCGTTTACGGGGATCAGGCTGTGGCGACAGTTGTAGCCGCCACAGTAGACAGTAGGGTTAAGCCCCTGGGCGTTCGGTGTGTTGGCGAGCGCTGACTCTTCCACCACGAGCCCGGCCAGTGCGGCACAGTAGGGCCTCGCGGCTGCGTCGTCTGGCCCTGCGTACAAGTAGAGGATTGCGCCTGACTCGGTGACGAGCTGCGCGGCTTGCTTCGACACCTGGCGCTGTATGCCAGCTAGCCCGGTGTTGACGAGCGTGTTGATTTGGGGCACAGGAAGCAGCGCTGTGAGCGCCTGCTTCGAGATTTGGCCTGTCTGGTACAGCCTGAGTCCTGTGCGTAGGTTTGGCTCTGCTAGGCCAGCGAGGTGAGCCAGTGACCGCTGGGCGAACGACTGGCCCACGAGCACAGCCCGTCGACTGATCGGGCCAGTCAGGGCAGCGTCGATCTGGTAGGCTGAGCCGAACGCGGACAGCGTCTGATCGGCGGCACGTTTTAGCGTGCGGGTGGCGGCTGTGTAGATACCGCCAGCACGGAACGCCTCCACAAGAGACGCTCCACTGAGGAGGGCATCGAGCACTGCCGAGACGCGCCGTCCAGATAGGGCGAACGCGCCGGTGGTTAGAATCCTGTCGAGGACGCCTGGACTAATCATACGCCCTCCTCCAAGTCGA